ATATGATTTATTCTTATTATTAGGGTCATAACCCGGAGCATACACAAATGGTTCACTTGTGACGTTTAACCCTGCAGTAAGATAAACATTGTAATTAGTATCATAGAAGCTGGTAGGAAAATACAGGCTAATTGCACCCGTTGCTCCAGCTCTTGTTCCCCATTGCATCAATAGCCCATTTGAATATTTTACATATCCATTTTTTGCTTTTTCATTCCATAGATTTTGTGATTCTAATTGTATAGCATTAGTCCCGAGAGAACTTTGCCAAATTACAAGCAATAAAAGTAATACCAATTTTCTACTAAATCTATCCATAATCAAATTGATGTTATAATATTTCTATTTTCAACGACCTATAGCTATCCAGTCAAATGAACGAGTACTACTTCCTACGGTTATACTATTATCTGCAAGTAGAAACTTTCGCATGACATCTACATAAGATGCTGATTTATTATACGGTAAAGCAGTATATAATGTATGTTCATTAGATACTGTCTCCATCGTAGTCACAAATTGATAGGAGGCATCATGAAAAGAAATAGGGAACCATATAGTTGCACTTCCAGCTGATGAATTAGTTAAATGCCCCCATTGAATTAGTAGGCCATCTTCATATTTTCGATAACCGTTTTGTCCCAAATTTTGCTCTTTAATTTGCGCAGATTTTGTCCCGAGAGAACTTTGCGCAAAAACGATTATAAAAAAGACTACCAATTTTCTACTAAAGTTATACATTCTTATTTCAATGTTATAATTTATTTCATAATTTCCAACGCCCAATAGCAAGCCAATCAAAAGTTTCTTGTGATAATCCAGTACTCCCTCCAGAGGCGTAATTTCTATTAATACAAAATCGGCTAACTGTTTTAGTTGAATCATCAATAGGTGATGCGGAATAAACACCACTGTCAGATGAAGGCTTGTAAACTGTTGCAAATATCTTATAACTTTTATCAAAAAATGATGTAGACATAGTTATGGTGTAGCTAACAACTGAAGAACCTGAAACTTTTCCCCATTGGATTAACAGTCCATTTGGAAACTTACAGTAACCATTCTGTCCGAGGTCCTGTGTCGTAACATTGGAAAAATCTTTCAACGCACAATTTGTTCCGAGAGAACTTAGTAAAGTTTTCTCTGCGTCAGTCATAAATTTTCTAGTAGTACTTTCTTCAATCATTGATGCTGGATGAGAAGCCGGATGAGAGTAATTATTAGCTCCGGAGGCTATTCCACTAAGTTTTGTACGTTCTGCATCCGTCATAAAACGATGAGTCGAATCTTCTTCAACGTCCGTCGCTGTATGTTTATGAGAACTTGCAGCATAACTACCCTTAGGTTGGTATACTGAATCGTGGTTGTGATTTCCTGCAGCCTTACTATCCCAATTTGCCTTTTCTGAATCCGTGACAAATCTATGCGTACTATCTTGGTTAATATCCGTCGCATCATGACTATGTGATGAAGCAGCATAACTACCTTTAGTTTGATACACTGAATCGTGATTATGGTTTCCCGCAGCTTTACTGTTCCAGGTCTCTTTTTCCGTGTCAGTAACAAAGCGGTGAGTACCATCAGGAGTTATATCCGTTGCTCCGTGTTTATGCGAACTCGCTGCATAACTTCCTGCTGGCTGATAGACCCCTGTATGAGTATGATTCGACGGAGACGCACCAACTTCGGAAGCTGTATAGGATGGTTTACTTGCAGCCTTCGCCCATGCAGGTACATCGCTTGCTGGCATCGAAGTTGGAAAATCACTTATTTCAGACTTCTTGTGAGTATGCGCTTTCGGTACACGTGTGTCACTTAACCGGGCATCATTTCCCTCGCATACGGTTCCTTCTGCACTACCAAAATTCTTATTAAAGGCAGAGTTTTTAGTGAATGCAGGTTCGTATGTACCTGCATGATTGTGATTAGATGGAGATGCACCTACTTCGCTTGCTGTATAACTAGGTTTACTTGCAGCTTTCGCCCATGCAGGTACATCGCTTGCCGGCATGGAGGTTGGGAAGTCGCTGATATCCGCTTTCTTATGCGTGTGAGCTAACGGAGTTCTTGCATTGCTTAACCGGGCGTCGTTACCCTCGCATATAGTCCCGGCAGTCGTACCGAAATTCTTGTTAAAGGCGGTAAGTTTAGTGATTATCAGTTCATATCTGCTATCATGGTTGTGTGTATCCAGAGCTGCTTTCAATGCCTTTCCCTGTTCGGCAGAAAGCACTTTATTAGTCCCTCCACTTGTCAGATTATTAACAATATCAGCTATATTGAGCTTCTTTCCTAACTCTGTTGCCATTGTAGCCGCAAAGTTCGGATCATTGTTCAGGGCGTTCGCTAACTCAATCAGTGTATCGAGAGCATCCGGTGCTCCGGCAACGAGTGCATCAACTGCAGCTTTCACTTTTGCGTCAACTCCTGAAACCGCATTGTTAGCCGCCAATGCAGCAGCGTTCGCATCGTCAGTGGCTTTCTTTGCTAACCCTGTTTGTATAACAGATGCATCCTTGGCTGTATTTGCTTCATCTGTCGCTTTCTTCGCTAAGGCGGTTTGAGCTTCTGATTCAGCTTTGGCAGCATTGGCCCCTGCAGCCGCAGTATTAGCCGCATCTTTAGCTGCATTAACACTACCAGCCGCAGTATTAGCCGCATCTGTAGCTTTCTTTGCAAGAGCCGTCTGCTCAACAGATGCATTTTTAGCTGCATTCGCATCATCTGTTAATTGCTTGACAAGAGCAATCTGTCCGGTGGCTTCTTCTGTTGCTTGCGTCATTTCCTGCACAATACCGGCATACTCTGACTTGCGTTGAGACTCTGCTTCGACACGCTCCGTTTCAGCGTTTATACGCTTAGACTCATTTGATCCGCGAGTACCTTCCGCAGTTTTACGCTCATCTTCATTCTGCTTTCTCTTGTCTTCTTCTGACGAACGGGAAGTTTCAGCCGTAGCGCGGGAAGTTTCAGCAGCCTTTCTCTTGTTTTCTTCTGATACCCGGCCTGTCTCCGCTGACTTGCGGGCTGCTTCGGCAGATACACGTTCGGATTCGACGGTAACACGGTTAGATTCGGCAGCCACACGCGAGGTTTCATTTGTTTCTCTTGTCGCTTCATCTGTTTTCCGCTTATCCTCGGCAGAAACACGGGTAGATTCAGCGGTAGAACGACCTGTTTCAGCGGTTTTCCGTTTATCTTCTTCCTTCACACGTTCCGATTCAGCAGAAGAACGACCTGTTTCAGCGGTCTTACGTGCATCTTCATTGCTTTTACGTGTTTGTTCATCCGAGACACGTTTATTTTCTGTATCAACACGTCCGGATTCAGCAATTACCCGTTTACCTTCAGCAGTTACGCGGGCCGCTTCTTCCGACTTACGCGCATCTTCATTTTGCTTTCTTATATTCTCGGCAGAGGAACGTCCGGTTTCAGCCGTAACGCGTTCTGTTTCGGAAGTCTTTCTTTTATCTTCTTCGGACACACGGGAAGTTTCGGCAGATTTACGTGCTGATTCGGAAGCTACTCTCTCGGCTTCTGCTGTTCTTCTTCCTGTTTCGGAATCTTTTCTAACCTGCTCGTTAGCTTCTCGTGTACCTTCAGCGGTAGCACGTTTCTTTTCTGCATTATCCCGTGCAGTTTCCGCAGTAGATCGTCCTGTTTCAGCGGTCTTACGTGCATTCTCATTAGTGATACGCACTGATTCAGCAGCTTCCCGGGCTTGCTCTTCACGGGAACGATTCGTTTCGGCTGTCTGCCTGGATTGTTCGGAAGCATTACGACGGGATTCGGCTGTTTCACGGGCTGATTCATTGCTTTCAACAGTTGCTTCTAATTGCCGCATATCGGTAGTAGCTGTTTTTGCATCACTCGTAGCCTTGAGCATATTATCCAAGGCAGTCTGAATCTTCTCTAAACCAAATTTAAGGCTAGTCTTAACTCCGTTGATTACTCGGTAGCCGATAGTGAAGAAGCCTTTCATGTCGCTGGCTTCGTTCAGTTCTGATATTTTTTTCTTCTTTAATGGCATAGCAAATCAATTTAAATCTATATAAAACTCTCCGTCCTCTGTTATGATAAATTCGCCCGCTTCGGATGAAAGCAAGAACTCCGTTTCTCCGATCCGGAAGCTGGTAAATACGAGTTTCAAAGTGAACTCCCACCATACACCGTTATTTAGCATGAAATCATTCGTCTGACAACTCTTATAATAGCAGGGATAGCTTTCACTCCATTCATCACAATAAAATATACGTTCCGCATCGGAATACTCATATCCTTCATTATCTGTCTTAGTAGACAGTTTTGTGAGATCATAGAGTAGGGCATCGCGATTACGCCAGAACGTTTCAATCGTCCCGGCCCGCATCAGGCATTTGAGAGATACTTCTTTGGTTTGGAATTTCACAACTTCACCGTCATAGATTGCTCCATCTTGACGTTTGAAATTCTGTAATAGGTTCTTTTTTACCGTCGGAGCCTTTAGTATTTCAGCATTGCTACCTTGCAATACGACTACGCCATAATCGGATAAGTCTTTGTCATCAATCTCGTAACCTTTAGGCATTGGAAGCTTATTTACGGGCTCCTGGTATTCGTAATCGACTTCTCGGGGGAAGTCGTTACTAAAAATAAATTTAGCAACTTCAAGGCCCGGATTAATAACATAGTTGCTTTGGGAAGACAGACGTAACTTATAACTCCTGCCGATTAAGGGAAAGTAAAATTCATGATAACTCAAGTCAGAAAGTATATCAATCAGTCCACCAATACCCAAACTGCCTATATATGCAAACTCAATGCTTACTTCAGCCGTATCCAATGTAGGACTAGAAAGATCAAATTCCTGTCCGTCTTCTTCTGGCCAATCATTCTTGTCCGGTTCCTTCATGGCTGGAAATGCTACCAGGTTATTATAACTTCCCTTTGTAATACATATACCCAAACTGATATAAGCATCTATTCTGTCTATTAGTAATTGCCCTTTCATCGCTTAAGTGTTATACCTTTAGTGTTTAACGTGTCTATTCCCAGCTTTACAGCGTACATGAACTCTCTTATTTCCACAAGGTTAGATGTGTAATTGGAGATATCCGATAAATAGGAAACAATAGTATCATTACACCGAAGCATTTCAGCCATATTCTTATCCATATTTATGAGATATGACAGTTTCTCTGCTATTTTCTCTGTTCCTGAATTAATACTCTTAACTTCCTCATTTATAGAATAGGTATGCGAAGTCACTACAGCAAAGCTTCCATCTAGTTTGTTGGCTGAATCTTGCGACATTGAAGCAAATCCTTTCTTTGATGCCTCACGCTCATCGTCGTTATCATTCCAGCCGAACATTTCTGCCATTGCATCTCGTTTTGCTTTCATTTCATTAGAGAGCTGTTGCCCTTCTGCCTTCAGTGCATTATACTCATCTTCAGTCATACCGTCATCCATAGCATTGTTAAGTTTTTCTCTCCAAGCCATTAAGCTGTCCATGAATTCTTCTTTAAGCATAGAATTTACGATAGCATTCTTCATGTATTCCTCGAAATTGTCGGCGAAATCAGCACTATCAGCATCCATGTCTGTTAGTAGATCTTGAAAGTCAGAACGAAGAGAAGCATAATCAATAAGAGTTGTATCAGCAATTTGTTGTTCCAATACCTCTGCAACCTGTCCGACACCATTTGCGATTTTATCGGCAAATTTCTGCGTGTCTGAATCTAGTTGAGACCAAAATATGCCGGCGTCCGATTGTAACTTAACAAGTTGTTCATCCGTTAAATCGAACAAACCAGTCATACGACCACCCATCTTCTTTTTGAACTCGTCAACAGACATTCCTAATGCTTTTGCAGCCTGTTTCCACCCTTCACCGGACATATCATCTACTTCATCATAACCCTTTGAATGTGACTTTCCAGAAGCACCAGAATTTAGATACTGCCGACCTAATACTTTTGCATTTTCACTTTGCAATTTAATATTAGCAATAGCAGCTTCGTAAACAGCGTTTGCAGTATCTCCAGTAAGAGTTTCTGCTAGTTCTAACTGCTTCTCAATTACCCGATCAAGAATGTTGATGTAGGATTCATATGTTTCTTTTGCCTTTTCATATTTCTCGGTCGTATCATCCTTAGTGAACATATTGAAAATCTTCGTCGCTACCTGTATTACTGCACTAATAACAGCAAGAATAACAGATGCCTTCTCAACTGTACTGATAGCGTTAGCCGATGTATCTGCTGCCATTTCAACACCACTCATAGCAGTCAATGCAAAGGTCCCTATTTCACCAATCAATGAGATAATTTCACCAGCCGGTCCACCAATTGATTTTCCAACATCAGTTAATGCGTCTGATAATTCATCTAACTGTGCTTTTACATCTTTCTCTGCTTTCTTTACCTTAGCATCCTTCTGTACCACCTTATCTTTCGCCTCATTGTATCTCGAAGTCTTTTCTTTTACTTTATCCAAAGCCTGTGCTTCGGTCAGATAAGCTTTTGTGGAATCAATTTTACCAGTCTTTTCGTTGAATTTAGAGGACTTGACACCATTTTCAATCTTAGCACCACCTTTTACAGCTTCTTGAGTCTGTTTAGCATTTTCTAATTCAATTTGCGCATTAGCTAACTCTTCCTCTGCTTCTGCTAGTTCTTTCTTCTTGTCAGATAATGATTGAAACGGGTTACGTGAATCCAATTCATCCATAATTGATTGAATAGTACTAGTATATTCGCGAAGCTGGTCCGGAGAAAGAACTTTGGCAGCCGTACTCTTTGCATTCTCTAATTGAGTCAGCAGAGAATTAAGAGTTTCAGAAGACGTTTCTTTCAGATTTTCAAATGCACGAACATACTCCGGAGACTCTTTCAACTTATCGTAATCCAGGCCCATCAATTCCATTCCCTTGTTTTTTGTCGCCTGGGCTATGGAACGATCAATCTGTTCTACTTGATCTGTATCTCCATTCTTTACTGCTTGTTTTCGTTGTTCCTGCAGGGTAGCAATATCTTCATTGAACTTTCTCTCAATTGCAAGACGTTGATCTGTATAATCCTGATACTGATTCAACAGTTCGGATAAATCATCTCCACGATTATATTTAGTATTTGTAACTTCCTTTGCTTTTTGAGTATCATTATCAATTTCGGCAAATCTTTTAATTATCGGCTCTGACTTGACATATTTTTCTGCATTGAAGATTTTATCTTTATTTTCAGGATTAGCATCAAAGGCGGAACGAGCATCTTCAATCACTTTTAACTTTTTGTTTTCAGCTTCGCGATCGATAGCCTGTAATTCTAGTTTATGATTGAGCTCCCTTTGTTTTAGAACCTTTTCACTGCTCTCTTTAAGCTTATTTATTTCAAGCTGCTCTAGTTGGTTTGCAGAGTCTTCTTTCATACGCTGTTGCTCTCTATTCTGCTTATCTAGCAGGAGTTTATATTTCTCCTGTTCTTCACGCAGCTTTTTCGCTTGGTCATCCTTCTTGGAAGATGAATCATAGACTTTCAATTCTTTTTCGGCTTCTTTCAACTTCTTGGCGTTTTCTTTATAGGATTTCACCACAGCAGAATCTATTCCTTTGAAGTTCCCTGCGTCCATCAACTTCCTTTGAGACGAAGCGATTGAATCTAGTGCTTTCGTCGCATCTTCTTTTTGCTTTGTCCAAAAGGCTTTATCTGTTTTAGTCTCTACCTTTTTGCTGATCCCACTGCCTTGTAAAGACTTTATTTCCTTTTCTTTGGTGGAAAGCTGACCTTTTTTTGCTTTAAGTAACCATGCGTTTGGAGACCAGCCGTTATTTTCTTCTTGTTCCTTATCTACGAGTGATTGAAGCTCCGAAATTTCAGCTTTTAATGTATCGATATTACTTTGAAGGGAGATTATTTTTAACTCTTTAGGCTTTGATTTCTCTTCTGCTTCTTTTTGAATACTAAGAATTTCATCAACACGTTTTTGGGCAATTTTTAGTTCTTCTTCTGCTATTCTCTTTTCCTCTTGAATTTTTTGAATAACGGCGGCCTTTTGTCCACTAGGAGATTCAGCCTGTTCTTTGCTTGTTTTGTCAAGACGTGAATTTATGGAATTAAGTTTATTTTGGGCTAATACAAGATTGGTCTTTGCCCCAATTCTTTCTCTTCTATTTATTTCATTATTAATTTGTTTATTCAAAGAGAGATGATCCATAAGTTTCAATGTCTCAATATCCATATTGGAGAAGACGGTTGGCATTAGAGCTTGAAGTTGCTTATATGCTTTAACTTTGTCATATTGTGTTGAATTTTCATCCTGAACAATAGAAACTAGGCTATTTGTTTTATTTTTCAACTCGTCCAATTGTTGAGTTTGTTCCTCTACAACTTTATTATATCTCTTTTGTACCCTTTCTGCTTCAGTTTCAGCGGTAGCACACTTATAAACGGCATATCCAAGTCCAGCAAAAGCAGCTGCAGCTAATACATAAGGATTAGTTAACATTGCAGCAGCATTTTTTAGTTGTGCAATAGTTTGAGCTTTGAGAGCTTTTGTCAATAAGATTCGAGAAGATGTATTCTTTGCAATCATTGTTGCCTCAATAGCGTACAAGCCTTTCTTTAGGACTAAATCTGCGGCTTCAATAGCACGCTGTTTATTAACAAGCGCTGTCACTGTTACATAAGTTTGTTTAGCAGTACTTATAGCCAGAATACTTCCTTTATATCCAGCAAGAGCCGTCGTAACGACAACGATCAAAGCTCCTATATTTTTTAATGCTTCTTGAGCGCTTCCATCGGCAAAGGCTTCATTCATTGATTGTGCCGCACTGGATATCTCTTTCAAAATTTCCTGTCCTAACGGGCGAAGGGCTGCTGTTATATTATTACTAAGAAGCTTCATTTGATTCTCGGTTGATGAAGACATTTCTTTGAAAGCAGCTTCTGCTGCACCTGTTGCATTTTTCATTTGATCCAGATCGGACGCAGCACCTACTGCATTCTGTCCGGTTATCATTAGGGCGGCTTGTAAAGCTTCGTCAGTACCTAATAACTCTTTCATTTTTGTGGTACTTCCATTTGCTTCGTTATAGATGAGCTGTAATGCTTCTTGGAAAGAACGTCCGGAAAAGGCTGCATCACCTAAATGGTTAGCCGTTCCCATAATTGCCGCACGTATTTTAGTCATAGCTTCGGCTGTTGGAACTCCTTGTTTAGTTATTGATACGACAGCTGCTAGCACGTCTTCGATATCAATGCCAAAGGACGAGGCAATAGGAGCAGCTTGAGCAATACTCTTTCCAAGTTCTCCCATTGTAGTCTTACCAAACTTGGCTGTGGTAAATAACATATCAGAAACAGATTCTGCTTCGGAAGCTCCTTTTTTATACGCATTAAGAATTGTAGTGATAGCATCTGCCGAAGTAGCCGTTTCTGTAACGCCACCGATAGCAGCCTTAGCAGATACTTTTAGAATATTCATAGCATCCGCTCCATCATGTCCTGCAGATACAATCTGATATAGTGCTTTAGCTGATTCTACGGCTCCAACTGGAACCTCTCTAGTCATATCGATAGCACTATTCATGAAATCGGTAAGACTGCCTTTTATTCCGCTTGAAAGTGTTGCAACTTCTTTCATGCTTTGCTGGAACTGCTTTTCGAAGTTATATGCTTCTTTGGCTGCTTGAGTAAAAGCGATCCCCGCACTAATGCCAATCCCTCCGAATACATCAAAAGCGGTAATTTCACCGGCCATTGCCTTTATGATTCCCATCGCTTCTTGACGCCCGGAATATAGCCCTGAATTATCTATACCTGTAGCGAAATATAACGCACCATCTTTATTCTGAATACCCATATAGCATTTATTCTTAAAATATAAAGAGGAGGTAAAATTTGGCTATTTCGAGAAGAATAAGCATCTTTGCAGTGTTCTAAGACCAAGGAACGATTTTTATTTCAACGTATTAGGGAGTTGATTCGCCTACTATATCACAATATAGGCTATCAATTCCCTTTGCTACATAATCCTAATGCGTTGCAATAGATTATGTTCCTTGGTCGGAAAGAATAGGGGAGAGATAGCCTTTTTCTATAATATATAAATTACTATTCATTAGCGCCATGACCAAGGAAAATGAGAACGTATCTGTAGCGAATAAAAGGAACTACACAGAAGAAGAAATCAATGCTGCTTACAAGAAGGGCAAGGATGAAGGAAGAATTGAAGGGATGCTCGCTTATCAGAAAAGATTGATTGAGAATCTACAGCGGGATAATGCATCTCTCAATCAGAAGCTTCAGGAGATTAAAAAATAATCCCCCATATCTTCACAGATACAAGGGACTAGAAAACATACTCTAAACCAATTTAATAAAAAAACAGTTAACCTAATATATAAACACAATGGCAAATTACCTTATCGTTTGACCTTTCCAGCAATATCGTTATATTTCTTTATCCTGACTGTCTTACTAGGGTCATCAAAAGACGGAAGTTCTACCCACTCATAATCTCGTCCTTCAACATTTCCGTCTTCGTCAGTCATCTTATTACGCTGTCTCATCACAAATGAGTACTCCTGAAGTAATATCTCTATTAATCCATAGCTACTATCCAACGTTTGATTAAACGTTAATCCTAGAGCTTCCTTTGCAATAACTAAGAATCTACTTTGGTTATATCCTTCCAGCTTTGCAGATTCTTCCGAGCGGCTATTATCTCCGTCTCTCGTAGCGGGCTCACGTTCCGAAGCATCGTGATAGAGGTACAAAAAGGGTGGTACCCTATGCGATATATGATTGCATTGAATAATATGCGTATATCCTCCCATGTCGTATTGTCAATGAGGGCGTTTTTAAACCATGCCGGCGGATCACTTGGCTTGTTATGAATGCCCAGGCAAACGACATCGAGAAGTAGTCCTCCATATTTATTCATCAATTCTGGAAAATCAGCATTCAGCTCACCATCTTTAACAATCATTTTATCAATATCTTCTTTTTCAATTTCAAGGAGAAGTGGACGAATTCTAAACCATGTCCGGACAGTGATAGGCTTTATTACAATACAATCACCGGGATCCTTTCCTTTCGGAATAGAATCTCGGTTAGTAAAATCAAATGGAATCTTGACAGGCTGCTCCGTTACGGATTCCGATTCTTGCTGAAATAAGTTCTTTATACTCATAATTTCCTCAAGGAGCCTAGCCCGTTGTACTTCCAGGCAATACATTCAGTTATTCGCGACTAACTTTCAATACTTTCGGCTCCATTCTTCAAAAGTTTGCTCCTGCAGGCGGATTCGAACCGCCGGTATCTACATAACCAATGTAGCGCTTTTACCAACTAAGCTATACAGGAATCCAATTAGTTATTTCTTAGCTGCACTTGGAGCAGCTTCTCCGCCTTCGACATTCGCAGCATTCGCTGGGGCTTCTCCGCCTCCGGCAATAGTAACTACTTCGCGCATGAAAGCGGTCTGTCTCTTACCGTCTGCAGTAACAGCAGCTTGCATATATACACGAACAAGCAACAACTCTGCTTGCTCTGATCCGGGAGCCTGTGAAATCTTTGAGGCGATCTTGCCATTTACGATGGTATAAACGACCTTCTTACCGTCTTTAGGTAATGTTTCACACTGGAACGTTTTAGAGATAGAAGGAGTACTAAGAGGCTTTTTCCAGATATTTTTTCCTCCTGTTGTATCTACTTCACCGCCTGCCAGTTCTTTAAGGACTTCATTGGATGGAGTAGGGATGGAGAACTCAACATAATCTGTCGTATCTTTCACCAGTTCAACATAAAGGGGTTCTTCACTACCTTCTACTTCAATCTTCACTTCCTTGGGATCTGCAAAGTTAAATGCAACACTTCCTTTTGTCGGAAGAGGAAAATCTTTGAGGTCCGCTCCTGGAACACCGTCACCGACTGTTCCGAATTTAATTTTACCTACGCCCATAGCGATAGGTCTTACTTCTCCTGTCATAATTATTGATCTATTAAAATTTCTAATCTAATATTTGTACAAGCAAACCCCTCTTTGAAGTCCGGCATTGGAACACTCCAGAGAACTGTCACTTCTTTACATGTACCGTCATTGCTATTGATTGAATCAAGCGATTTCCTTACCTTACGCCTAAGTTCCTTCATGCGCTGACGTCGGGGCATGCCGTTTTCATTCAAGGGGACAAAGATATTGACGTTAACAGGTACTTTATTAATGAAGTCGAGCTCATTCAATTGCAGGTGATTGATAACGATATGTTCATTAGTAACACCCGATTCCGATGCATCTTTGTAAATCATAACATTAGTTTTTGCAGTAATCACAGCATCGTAGACTATATCTACAGCGTCGAATTCATCCATAATCAAATCTTTCTAAAAACAGATTTCAATGTATCTCTTAGATATTTCTCACATTGCGTATTAGCTCCTGAAACTACTTCATACCCTTTAGCTTCTACGGATGCCGCGTATTCCATTCCTGCAACACCAACCAACACGTAACCACCGGAATGAGACAGAGATACTTCTTCTGCAAGCCTACGCCCTTTATACTTACCGGTTGTCTTATCAGTTCCTTTTTCACTTTCGGTAAAGTTCTCTGCAACCACTTTTCCGTTTTTCGCAATTATATATCCAATAGAGCTTCGAAGGTTACCTGTCTGGTCTTTATATGAACCACTCCGACGAGCCACTTCGATAAACTTTTCACCTCCAGCTTGCAGGAAAACAAGCATCTTGTCTTCCGCTTTGCTTTGAAAGTGTTCAAACCAACGTTCCATTTCATCAAAGGTGAATAGGGGAGTCATGCCGTTTCTCATACGTTAATAATTGAATGTGATTGATAAGGTTCCCAACAGATAATCGGTACGTCAATACCTTTGGAAGCGACTTTCAAACGCAAAAACTTACTACCTGATTGAGGCTGAATTTTGGTATAGAAATAACCATGCACTTGCGCTTCATCACCAGCCGAATTACGTTTATAGACAACAGTACCATCACTTACAGGATCATAACGTCCGGGAACGGATATTTCAATCGGTTTCCCCGGAACCCATTCACCGTTTACTGTCTTTCCGTTAACGTCGATAGTGACTATCGCTGTATGTGGATATCGTTTTACCATCTGTTACCAGCCTTTCCTTTGATAATGATTCGTTTCCCGAGTTTACCGGCTTTCTCCGGCTCCCCGTTTTCTATATACAGTTGTTTTGCAGTCTGGACATAGAAAGAACGGGGATGAGTGATAGAAAGCTTATTCTCACTGAAATCCTGTGAGTTTACTAACATGGCGTACGTATCAGCGACACAAAGACCGACTTGCTTCATGCTTTCAGCAGTACATTCTGCTTCGGAGTTGATACCCCGCTTAACGAAGACTACCTTATCCAAGAAGCCTTTCATATCCTCAATGGAGGGATATTCTAGTATTGTTTCTCTGATTGTTGCCATAATAGATGATTAATAACCCTCTTCGTCTGTTTTTTCAGTATCTTCACCTTCCGTCCATGCCTGGCCATCAGTTTTCATGATGTACATTGCATCAGGGTCATTGATTACTGGAATTGCGTTAGCTTCCGCTTTAGTCCACTCTTTGAACGGTTCCAGTTCAGACCACTTGCTGATAAAAACAAAGTCTTTTTTCAGCGTGGAAGCTTTCTTCTTGTACTCGACAGAGTGTTCTGCTGCAATAGGTCCATGCTGAACGTCGCCACACTGCAAATCTTCCAAGAAACAAATATTGGCAGCTTCCCATGGATTTACTGTAGTACGTTGATGAGCGGCATTCTCAATACGAACGGATGGACTTACAAGAACGATCTGAACACCTTCCGTATTCTCTTGGGCAGCAAGATACTCATTGATAACTTTCTTGGAGATAGTCAGCTTTTCTTTCTGATTAATCCAGCCCCTAACCTTTTCGATAACTGCCTTCTGTTTCTTCAATAGAGCAAATCTATCTTTGCGCATCACTACATATTTGATAGTAACACCTTCGGCAGAAGCGGCAACTACGGTATCTTCAATATCCTGCAAGCCGTCGGCCGTTGTAGACTTAGACCAATCCACAGCAGCAACTTTCTTGTTTTCATTAGGCATACCACAGCCTACAAATTCTTCGGTAACAATACCATTGTTATTGCTTGAATTGAGAACGAATCCACCTTTGGACATCAACTGCATACACCACCATTCAAAACGACCGCGAACAGCATTATATACAAAATCCTGATCTTTGAACGCAAGGTCAAGAATAGATTTCAAATCCGAATCACCTTCACAATCCCTGCTAAGTTGCTGGTATTCATTCCAATCACTTTCGTTCATACCGCGTTTTACAGCAGTCTTAGGAATATCACCTGACATCTTACCGATAACTTCACGTTTCTTTTGAGGTGCGGAAGAATCGAATGAAATAACGTCAGCGATAACTGGTGCACCTTTCTCACCTGTAAGAGTCTCCCATTTCAGAGAGTTCTTCTGCTTTACACCGAAGAAATTAGGGAAAAACACCGGCTTAACCTTACGCGAGTTAAGGCGGGCGCCCATATTCTTACGGTTCACTTGTTTAATTAAACTTCTTTCCATATATAGTTATGAATTAATGGATTACATAAAACGGATAAAATGAAGCAACGCTTTAATAGCATCATCAACAGGGTAGGGCATTACTGCTTCATTAACAGTACCACGCACCAAGAGACCTGACTGCTGGTTAGCTACGGTCACATCAACCTTGTTCATGGTGATAACCTCCGGGGTATACTTGAACTTTGCAGCTTTGGCAGCAGCTTTAGCAGTTACAAGTACTAACACATCATCTACTTTCACAGCCCCAATCGGACCAGCAAGAGTTATTGTGTCATAGGCCGGGGCGGTCTTGTCGATTGCGGAGATTACATCGGAAGCTCCAGTTAAAGCACCGCCGATTGTAACCGCTTCCCCAACTTTAAACACATGATTCTTTGCTACCTGAATAGCTACCGCATCGGCAGCAGCTACAGCCGTAACTCTTCCAGTCTTAACAATATGATAAAGACCGTTAGTGTCCTTACCCACCATAACAAGCGGAGGAAGTTCATCAATGATTCCCTTCAGTTCCGCACGGGCAATAGTTCCACCGCCCTGAATGTCCTCGATAATCTTTTCGATTCCGGGGGCATACTGAAATTCACTTTGCTTTTTTCTGAACATAGCTTTTAATTATTAATTATTATTCTTCAAGTCCAAGGCTGGCAGTCCCGTTATTAACACCTTCCTCGTCCTCCATTAGTTCCAGCCATTCTTTCTCTGAACGTTCTTTGGGCTTGTAGGAATTAGGCTTGTAATCACCACCGGCAACCTCATCATCTATTACTGACTGTCTGATTTCAGCGTATTCTTCTTGCAACTCTTTAATCTGATCTTCAACAGAAGTTTCAGAATTGACATCAATACGGTTAAACCACTTTTCAGGCAGTTTTGCATCTGCAAATAGTGTTCTGGCTGATGCCTGTTTCGTGGAAGTTGTGACTGTTGATACGACAGAAGATACCGATGCGGTCAACTCGGAGATTTGCTTCTGTTGGGCTTTCAATAGCTTAACTACAGATGCGGGCAAATCTTCGAAGTCTTCATCATCGTCTTCTTCATCATCGTCATCGGATTTTACTGTTTTCTTAGTCTTTTTAGCCGACTTGATAGGTTTACCATCCTTTAAACCATTGTTCTTTTCATACTCGGCAATAGCATCCTTTTTTGCTTTTTCTATTGCGGATGTGCTTTCAAGATCAGGAAGAATATTGTCTTTGAACAAGGCAATATAAGTATCAATATCCTCCTCCTTTTCGATTTTGAAGAGTTTCTGAACCTTTACAGCGTACTTTTCGTTTACACCTGCGGCTTTCAAGCCCTTTTTAATAGCATCAATGATTGTCATAACGATTTTCTATTAAAATATAAGGGGAATAAATTTTTCCTGCTTATATATTTTATTTCAGAATCAAATGCATATATTTGTAATTATGTCAAAGTATAAAATGGATTATATAGAAGATAGACACGAATATTACAATGTGTATATATCTAAGTGTACACAATGCAAGCATTTTAATTTTGATAAATTAAAATGCCCGGCATACCCTAATGGCATTCCTGTTAAGTACCTTGATGGTTCACAGGTACATGACAAAAGAGAAAGCGACCAAAAAGGGGAGTTCGTCTTCCTAAAAGAATCCAATTAACGAGTTTTCGCTTTTGTATAATTCCATCCCATTTTTTCAGATATCCGTTTCCATAATATATGATAATGGACCACTGAAGCCATTGTTGGGGATAGTGTATTATTATTGATTCTAGCAGTAAACTCTACTCTTAGTTTGTTATTCTCCCGATTCACTAGCTTTTCGAATTTACTAATTGTAATTCCCCATCCTTCTTCGGGACGTTTCATAGCGAATGTATAATTAGGTGTTACAGCTCTCATTTCTGATACATTATGAGCTATTGCAAGATACATATCAGCCGGACTGAATGAGTTACCTATTCGTCCCAAACTCTTTTCTGGTTCTTGCCAGCCTCTTGGGTGATTATGTGTGAAAACGCAATCTTTCATCTTTGCACATTCTTCATCCGTAAACGCAACACTATATTTGGCTCCGCGCTTATCGATTACAACATTACCATTCCTGTCAAATAGGACTCCTGTCTCAAAGCTTTTATTCAGGCGTATTTCATTCTCTGTGTTGGTTATTTTGTTATAGAGTTTTCGCTCATTCCATTTTTGTTTAATATTTGCAATTTCAGAATCAGTCTTGATACGTTTAGGTTTAGAAACCTTTATAACTTCATTCGTAATAGGTTGGGAAACTATTTCTCTTTGTAGTCCTCCATCATTGGTAAAGTTATCCTTGTACCAGAAAGCCGATTGCAATCCATCTTTATTCTCGATGACGAAATCCTTTGCTCCCTGGGGAATGTCTGTAATAACCTGCTCTTTCGGAACTGTGTCATTCAGCAGGAAATCAGCAAAATTTTCCGGCTCCATGGTGATAGGAGTGGCAAAGCAGATACAAAAAGGATGAAAGCCTGTAAACTTGAACGTTTTCGGATATTTACCTACCATCGCATCACAGATCTTGCACGGTCCTCGATTATTGGCCGAGCGATGTATCTCAATACCTAATATGAAGTCTTGTTTGCTCCAACGTTCATAGTCTGCACTCCGGTAAGCTGTGTTCGTCGTTGTTGCAGATGTCCGGAGAGCGTTCTTATATGCAGAACGATAAACGCCTTGTCCTGGGTGGTAATCTTTCATCGGTTGAGACAAAACTAATTCGCCTTTCTCATTCCGGATCCTGCGAAAGCGTTTTTGGGGATTTTGCAAAATTTGCCGTATATCACTACTGATTCCGTTTGAATTACGTCCGGCAACTACGCCACTATCAAGATAGAATTCGAGTTGCGATTTCGTCTGCTGTGTAATATTCCAGACCCTATCAGATAATTTGAATCCGTTAGCGTCTATATCATTTTTTAGAGCTTCAAATGCAGATAGACTATGGGTAAACATTCCATCTTTCGTTGCACTGGAAATAGACATTCCCTTGATGAACTGGGAAATAAAATCATCATTCTTTCTTTCTGCTCGTTCCCAACCGTCCTTTTGAAATGCAGAGATATTAGCATATAGCATTGATTCAAGATTCAGCAGTTCCCGGTCAACTGCACTCTCTATTCCCTGATTGCTTATCCATACATTGTTTTTCCCCGCATCAGACCATTTACGGAGATACGGGGAAACAGAAAGTATAAACTGATTAAAGATATTGGCTATTACGGCCTGCTGTGCAGCAACTTTCTGTATGTGTTGTTTGTCGTAGAAAGAAAGTCCGGGCATAGCTTAGAAAGTTGCTCCTATGAGTGAATTATTCTGTGCAGTCTCTTTCTCATCATTCTTCTTACGATTCAGTTCCGCTTCCACATCATCTGTATAGGGCGAATTTTTAATAATCGTCTCTTTACTATTGAATTGAGAAGCAGTTTCAAGGTTCTTGAGTTCTTCCGCCAAATCCTGTGGGAGAATACTACCAAACTCTACCTCAATGTAGTTGTCATTTAGCTGTGATGCATATTTTGTATGTGTAATATTTGCCATTCCTGCTTGGACGATTGCTACTGTTCGTTGAACAACTGGACCAAATATTTCCATCTGTTCAGTAGCTTTTATCTCTGCATCAATCAGCATAAAACGACGTGAAGTGCCGCTAAGGTTGCCAAGTCCCATTAGTTTATTTATAGACAAGTCCGGACTGGAAGCTCCGGAATGTATTGCATCATCCAGTTGGTTTAGTTCAAGTGTAACGGATTCACAAGATTGTTGCCATGCAAGATAATCTGCATCACCGTGATACGATGTACCAGTATCTGAATCAACCTCCATACTGAAGTTCAATTCCTTACCAACCGTTTCTTTGCTCGGAAGGTTAGCTAAACCATAAGTTTTCAGTATAGGTTCAGAAAAGTAATCATTAGTATCTGATAGCCGGGAAAGTCTCATTTCTTTCTTGTCAATCAAATTAGCAACATCTTCCCAATCCGGACAATCGACCTCGGCATATACTACCGGAATCTTGCCAAAACGATTCTTTATCTTTTTCACTTGCCATACACCGTCCATGATACCGGAGTAGATAACATCTTTCGTATAGATTTTCACGCATTCGCAAGTACGGCCATTGACTTCTGCATTGTATTTATAGAGAAAACCGTCCATATCGTCGTCCTCATCAAAGTGTGGATAGAATTCACATTCGACATTACTATCCTTGGGAGTAGAAAGAATCTTAACTTTCAACTGACTTTTTCCATCGTTCTTGGTAACAGGATAGAATACAATAGCAGCCTTGGTTTCAGACAACACTTTGCGAGCAAACTCTTTCAATACAGATTGCATCTTGAGTTTTCGCTTATAGACTTTTTTGAACTCGCAGATCCCGTCGTTCGAATCTTCTGCTGTGATAGTCATTTCACCACCAAATAGAAAAGCAACAGAATTACGAACGATCTTTTTAGGTAGGTTGGTTACGACCTTAGCTACATCGACAGTCTTGTCTTCTAGTCTCTTTGGCTTTTCGGCTCCTGTTTCGGGGTCAACTTCTACTTCTGTATCTGAATATACAGCAATCTTTTTAGGCTCCCGATACCCAACTGATTCTTTACGACGGGTCCTGTCTCCATTGTATTCCTCCATATACTCACGAGGATTACGATTTTCACGGGTATCAACGCATAAATCACCTACTATGCTACCGAAGTCTTCATTTCTTAGAATGTCCTTAATATCTGGCATATACTTTTCTCTTAAAATATATACGTCAGTTAATTTATTCTACTTAACTTTGCGGTAAACTCTAAAACAAAAGAATATGGATAAAGAAGAAATTGTAGGATTAACTAAACAGTTAGACAGATTTTGCGACTATGCAACAAAGGGATTGTATGAAGTATTCCAGATTATACAAAAAAAAGACTCTAGTGCAAGAATGAACACAGATTTGACTCTAGTAACTAAATTAAATTCCCAAGATACGGATGTTCTTAGATATACAACATATCTAAAAGTACTTAGGGAAGCTAGATCTGCAATGAGGGCTATTGAATCATCTTTTAATTAAAAACGAATGGAGGTGTGATTTTTTAATAATTATACCTCCATATTATCCACGCCCCACTTTACGAGTAGATGTTTTTAACTTCAGCCCAAGCGATTCCGCAAACTCTGCAAGGATGGTCATTCCGTCGGGTGCATCATCATGTGCATTGTCACCTTCACGTTTATAACTAGTAAGCGCTTTCATGAAACGACCGTAGTCTGATCCTTTAGAGTATTCTGATTCATCAAGAAAAGCGCAATGTTTCTTTATCCAGCCAGCCTTCATAATGATACGTGTTTCCTTGTGCTGGGTTGTTGGCCGGGCTTGTATAACACACGATTTCTTTTTCGATGTAACAAGCTTACGCACATTGATAGCAAAGATACGACCACCATTATTTGACTCAATGCGTAGCTGGTCGCATTCGGTATCTATTACCATTTGTGCCAGGCGCGGTTCTGTAACTTCAACAGGATCCTTTGTGAAAAGAATATCGGTAATGAAATATTTTGGTCCGAACACCTTTGCGAATGGTGCGCAGAAATCATCATCTCCTTTATCGGCTGTATCACAAGCTCCGAGTGTCCCATCAGGTTTCTTTCCTGCAATATCGGCTAATTTGAAGCGCATGAGAGACGATTTGGGGAATAGTAACCCTTTGGCTTCGAATGGTTCCTGCATATATTCGGCCATCCAAATGCTTTCGTCGGTTTCAGAACGTAGTTCCCGGTAATATTCCGTAGTATGTACATCAGCGCAAAAAGTTTCATCGTTTTCATCAAGAGCTGCGATCCGGATGATTTCATTATACTTGCCGGCTTCTTCCATACGTCCGAGGACATCACTAGAAGACCAGCGGGTCCCGATGTCAATCATACAACAACTTCCCTCAATACGGGAGTCGTGCGTACCTTGTTTCCAAGACCATACCTTTTCATTGTTATTGTCAGATAACGCATCTTCCAGGCTCTTATATAAGTCGTCGGTCATGGCGAGCATAGACGCACCGAAGCCGATCACGGTACCGCCAACACCGCCACCGAAATAAGATACCTGGCGAGCGCCTTCCACATTCCAACTCTTCACATTCTGTTTATCACCTTTCAGATGAATATCAGGGAATATCTCTTTGTAACGCTTAGATTTTACAATATCACGGGTATCGTATGACAGCTTATTGTAAAGAGTATCAGAGCAACAGTTACGCATTACAGATTCTTCCGGGAAGTGACCGTACATCCAGGCTATAAACAATGAGGAAATATAAGACTTACCGGCACGTGGCGGCATACTGACAGCAAGGCGGTAGATAATATTAGCTAAATAGGAGGTATACACACGCATGAACGCTTCGGCTACTTTCTTCAAGAATAATCGTTTGGCAAAGAACTTTGGATCATAGTATAAGCAGAAAGCCCAGAAATCATTCCGGGCTTCACGCTTGCGAAGTATAGTTGCTGCTTTCGCTTGTCTAAGCAGTATTTCTCTTTCACTCTTTTTCTTTACCATCAATAATAGCCTGAAGTTGTTCGTCTGTCAATGATTCCAATTCATCACCAAGGTTTACATTCGCGTCTACTTCTTTCTTGTCACGCCATTTTTCCGGCTGTCGATTCTTCAACCAGAAAATAGCGGCTGTTGTATCAGGAGGATAATGCTCTATAAATTCCTTCGAATCTGTAATCTTCCCGTTCGATGTTGCAAATTTTGTTGCTTTACAGTTATACCCAATAGCACGGTTATAGAGTCTCGATGCAACGTTAGCATCTGCTATATTTTTCCCTTTTTTTAGGGACTCAAGAAATTCGGGATAATCCTTCTTCCATTTGTTTAAAGTCTGCTCTGAAACAGAGAAGAATTCGGAGAGCTCTTTATCTGTTGCACCCAACAAACAAAGCTTTAGAGCTTGATCGGCATACTCTATTCTGTACTCTGATTTACGCCCTCTTTTTTTCTTCTCGGCCAGATTCTTCTTCTCTGTCATAAACTAACAATAACTAACAAATTGTGATAACTCTTGCCTTAGCTTGGATAATCTTCAAATTAAAATATAAATAGGGGTTACTTTTTACAGTTCTCTGGAATTACTTTAGGAACAGCATTATTCCAATTAATACTATGGTGTAGGCGTCTATACACACTTCCCATTGGGCGTATCTTTGTACAAGAAGGAGCATACATAATTGTGTAGAAAGACTTAACATAAGTCCCACTATCTAAATATATATCAGTCATTCCGCCATTTGATTGTTGAGTTGTTACTTGATTCAAAGAAACATGCGGAATCTGAAAAAACAAATTTCCTCTACTTCCTAGTAAAGTGTAGGTGTTTACATCTTCATTAATTTTACCAAAAAACTTAAAAGGCATGTTTGTATCACAAATAAATGAGTTCATTGCTTTCCGTTTAAGTAATTCACCACGAACTATATTATTCTGCTTTCCTCCGATAAAATCTCCTCTTTGAGCTAATGCAACAGCTAAAGCACCTGTTTTATTTTTGAAATCAATTAGAGCATCAAGTACTTTATCAAGATTGATAATGTTTTTCTGCTTCATTTCACCATATTGATTATAAGTGTATGAGAATTCCGTATAATCATCATCTAACTCAATAAAATATTGGTAGCCTTTTTCTTTTGCTATTTCAAAAGAAGCATTTCTCGCATAAATAATAGCTCGACGATCATTGAAGTTATCACCCTCATCTGTTTCTGATGCTATTTCTTGTTTGTCGAATACATATATGTTTTCGTAGTTTTTGCGATAACGATCTATCTTCAGATCTTCATTATCTAATACTATGATAATATCACCTGTATAGCCACATTTCCGTAATGTTTTTACTGTATGTACATTGTCTGGACGCCCATGTGTAAGTATCAATGCAACGAAGCAATTATTTTTCATCATTGCTATAATCCTCCAAATATGAGTCTGACAATTCTTTCTTTAAACAAACATATCCTAGTTCAATAGCTTTATTAAAATCTATAATGACAAGAGCTGAATTTTCCATTAAATTTTGAATGATGTTGTTTGAATGAGCATAAAATTCAGCAATTTTTCCATAATCGAAAACAATGTGCCTTGAAGCTGCAATCTGAAGAAAATCTTTAGTCTGCTTGTCTAAATTACACTCCTGAATTTGTTTCATCAGACAATTGTAAGTTTCAAGATTATAGAGTTCTGATATTGCAGGTTTATTGCCAGTCGGTGTATAGATTGGAGATACTATTTTTTTTGTATAAAGATTATTATCTTTCTCATCGTCAGAATTAGGGATATCAGTCGAAAGTTCGATCTCGTCTACTGAAAACTCCCAATCATTCAATACATCAGGCGAGAAGTTTTCTATCACTAACTTCCAATCGAATTCAGAAGTATCGGAAGTATGATTGTCCGCTAAGGCCAGCAGTTTTCTCTTTTCATCTTCCGTAGATAAGTCTTTGCGTTTAATAACAATAAGCTCGGTACCGTCAGACTCTACAACACGCACTTTGAGACCTAACTTTTGAGCTTCTTCATAGACGCCGTTTCCAGCGATTAACACATTATCACGGTCGGCCAATACGGACCGACCAGCTCCACATTCAACAAGGCTTTTGTGGATAAGCCGCTTGTTTTCGTCCCCATGGATACGATAGTTCCGGGGATCAATCTTAATTTCTACTTTTTCTTCCATGACCAAGGAATTTCAACTAAAATATAAACTCCTTGGCTGTTTTCTTTCATTATGTATTCTCTTAAATGCTGTTTTTAATTTAAATAATGAATTTTCTATTAAGATAAGCGACTATATTATTAATCTGACCAAAGATTAATGATATAGGTCTTGCTTCTGTATCCAAGCCCGATATATCAAAGTCTATAATTTGATCACCCTCAATACAATTATAAAGAGAAGTATACAATTGGTAATCTCCA